CTCATATTAACCTCCTAAAGAACTATGTATCTTTTATCAATAAATAAATGAGGGCGGTAACTACGACTGTTAAAATTACACCTGCCGCCCCGTAAACCAACTTGCGAACAGGGGAAAATACATCATAATTAACATATTTTTTGTCAGCAGCTTCAATAAATCTGTCCAACTTGTCTGTTATTCCTCCTAGTTTTTCATTGATGTCTCTGATGTCCTTTCCCATTAAGCAAATAGTTTTATCGAATTGATTATCTTTATTTTCCAGTTCACGGTTAAGTTTATCCTGGTCTCTTAGTTTTTCTAAAGTAAGTTTAGCAGGAGGTCTATTCTCCCATTCTTTGTTACAATTTTCATCCATAATATCCAATTATAAATCCAATTAAAGTTGCTATAAATCCTATCCAGATACCGATCGTGATATAAAAGACTCTCTGCTTGAGTTCCCACTTCAGGATGTTTCTAGTTTGAGCTAAGTATTTCATTAAGGTGTATATTTAGAGATTATTCTCCAACCTACATTGTCAGAAATATAAGTTCTTGATTCATTTAGGGTTGTAATCGTATTAGTAGCACTTCCGTCTACCGTTTCGCTTCCATTGGGGTCGATAACAGCCGCAGATGTGTTGATATTTTTGACAGTAAATTTAGTAGTATTTGAAACTGCGGTAGGAAGATTAATTGTGCAAGTGGTAGGAACTGGATAGTTATTAGTCGGAGCCACCTGCCCAGTATAATAAGTAGCAAATGGAAAATCAGGGTAATGGTCTTGCACATCATTGGCACAAACTTGACATTTCATATCGTAATTAGCCAGAATATTAGTGAAAAGATTTCCGTCATTGATTGTTCTAGCATCGTTCCAATTTATCTCACTCCAACTACTGCCACTCCACAACCACATATGACGAGTAGAATAACAACTAGGAACAATCCTATCTGCAGAATCAAATAATCCTGATTGAGCGGTATCGATAAAATTTACAAAAATATACTGGCTATTTATATCTAAATAAATTGCATAGTAAGCCTGTTGAGCTAACATTGCAGAAGTCGGAACTGGATAACCTTCCGGTAAACCACTTGTAGAAACATAATTATTTAAAATTATTCTTTCTCCTGAAGTATCTGAGGGAGAAGCAGAATTAGTAGTTACTTCTGTAACACTGTATCCTCCGCTGGCCACGGTTTCCCAAGTCGCATTAGTTCCGTCTGTTTTGAGATACTTACCTGAGTTTCCTGTTTGGGAAGGTGAAAGGTCATCGACAGAATCAGGAACAGTTAAAATAGAATCATCTATCCCCTCTTCATCGTGGAATTTATTAAATTTGAAAGCCATTATGAGTAGTTTAAGCTAGTTAAATCTGTTGCAATATTATCAAAATTAGCGTTTCCGTCTGCCCAAGTGATAACGGTAGTTCCTCCCGAAACAGCTATCTTTTTGGCTTGCCACCCTGCGGTTGCCTGAGCAGTTCCTATTGGTGCGATAGCGATATAGGTGTTATCTCCAGAAACTGTTATCTTTTTTGCAACCAGTTTAGAGGTAGGCGTGATTAAATTAGTCCCGTCACTCTCGAAGGACTTTACCCTTTTAACTCCGAAGGTTTTGTCGTGTTCCTCCCATTCAAGGTCAGATACTCTTGTTGGATTTGCCATAAAATTATTCAGTGAGATTCTTATATCTCTTATCTAATGTTTCTTTGATTAGTTTTTGTCTCTCTCCAAGTTTTCCGTATTCGTCAGAAAGTTGCATAAAGGTATAAATCTTATCTAATCTTGAAGACTGGCTTCCTCCCACTCTTAAGGAGAGTTCTCTAAATTTTCCGATATCAACTTTTTCTGCTATGTAAGAGATTTTCTCCATGACTTTATCGTTGAATATCTGGTCTTTTATTCCGAGTTCGGAAAGAAACTCGATATGTTTTAGATCTGGGATGTTTTCAGTCGATGGTGTAGGATCGTGTTGCTCTTGGGGGATGAGAGATTCTGTTTTGGGTTGTAGTATTTCCACTTTATTTGGTGGTATCAATTAGTTTTTGGATGGCTTTTTCAATCTGTTTCCTGGTTTGTTGGGTCTTAGCGTTGTCCCAAGCCTGAGAAAGTCTCCTATAGGTTTCTCTGAATTGGGAAGATTTGGCGGAGATGTTTTTGATAGACATACCGACCCTTGGCTTGTTGATGAACTCAGTAATCTTGTTTGCTATTTTTTGTTCTTTCGGAGAAAGGTTAATCTTTTTATCTCCTCCAAATATGAAGTTCTTTATTGACCCAGCCTCTGATTCTGTGAGTTTGCCTATCTTGGATAGTTTCATCAATAGTTTTTCCACCTGGGAACGAGCAGCCGTTCCAGCTACCAACTTACCACCAGTCTGTCCGGCTAAAAGACCAGCCGCAGTCCCCACTGGCCCTCCCACAGCAGTACCAATGGCGCCGCCCACGCTTGCAGATATTAGCTTACCCATTAGTCCTAGCTCTGGTCTGGTTCTAGCTATATCAAGAAGTTTTTTAGTTTCAATAAGTGTTCCGTAAGACTTGTTGAACGCCCTAATGTCTTGACCGGATATATTTAATCCTTCCGTTATTCTTTGGAGATTCTTATTTAACACCCCACCTATTTCGTGTTCTACTGCATCGAGAACTTTCTGGCCAGCCTTATTATAGGCTCCCCTAAAGGTAGAGCGCTTCAATTCGTTAAGAGCGTCTAGGCTAATAGTCCCTTTGTGTTTTGTTTTTAATAGGTTTACGAATTCATCTATCTGTTTTTCGATTGCCAGTATATCTCTATCATTCTTATATTTTCCGACAATCGTTTTAACTTGTTTTATAATATCATCAGTGTTAGCTGTGACTGTTGGAGCATACTTTTTAATAAAACCAGAAAACTTTTCCTCTGCTGAGTTATAAAGGTCATCCACCTTATTAAATCGCTGTTCGGGGCTTCCTGTGATTCTCTGATTAGTTAGAAATTCAGTAACATCGTCTAGTTTTTTGCCTAGATTTCTTTTCTGTACCGGAGTTAATCTTAAGTTTACTTTTTCTATTTTTTTAGCCAACGCCTCCGAACTTGTCCCGAACGCCCTGGTTAGTTTTCCAAGTATTCCACCTGCTACAGGAATGGCCGCGCCAAACTTAGCAGCACCCTTACCTTCCTCCAAACTACCAATTTGTGCAGTTGTAACTCCTCCTACCTCAATAGCCGATAGGGCAGATTTGCTCAAAAGCTTTAGCGCATTAGCGGATAAGGAGCCTAATTTACCAGCCTGAGCAAGCTTAGTGGCTCCAATTCCCGCCTCGACTATCTTACTGCCCTTGGCGAAAGCACCGCCCGGGACAAAAAACTCTCCTATTTGTTCGGCAGTCTTTCCTATTTTCTGTGATGTTCCTTCGGCTTCAGTCATGTATTTAGGGAGTTCTACAGGCTGAGTGTTTATTTCCTTACCGGTTATTTTTCCTGCGATATAATCAGCCGCTCTTCCGAATGTTTTTTGTCCTAGGGTCGATAGTCCCTGAGCCGTTGATAGCACGCCCTTCATAGCTCCGGTGGTCAGATTTCTTTGTATTCCGCTAACATTCCCAACAGCCTCCAAGACTGCGCCCTTTCCTTCTAGTGGATTAGCTGAAGTGAACATTTTTTGACCGACGTTCATATTTTCATAACTATTTTCTGTTTGTTGAGATGGCTGTTGGTTATCAGCGGAATCATTAAAACCTTCTAACTGATGCCCATCTTTTAGAAGTTGATCCATTATGCTCTGGGGAGACTTGTTTGGATTTTGTTGAGTTATTTGTTTAAACTCATCTTTTGTAAATAGCATATTATTTGAATAGAGAGTTAAACCAGCTAATTGCACCATTACTTTTCTGCTCTATCTGGTTATTACTTAATCCTATACCCTGAAGATATTGTTGTTTTTCTGGAGAAATATTTGCTTGCTCTTGAGGTTTTGGAAGTTTATTTTCAATATTCGAGGCCGTTTCTTCAATCCCCCTATAGATTCCTTCCATTCCACTGACATTTCTCCCAGCTCCAGCCTGTACCTTGATTTTGTTTTCGAGTGATCGTTGGACAGAACGCATAGTCAATCCTAAGACGGCGTTCCTGACATCTTCCGTACTGGATATTGTCGGAAGGGTTTTAGAATAAAGAGCAATGTCGTTATCGGTCAAAACGCCCACTTCACCATAAATACCTCTCGCTAAGTTAGGAACAATAGCTGTGAGCATAGCTTTAATCTCTTGTGACTTGGTGTCGTATGGGTTGTTACTTCTGATTATGCCTAGTATCGGACCAGTCGCTTCGTCTTCGATGGTTTTACTTAATTCGTCTATTTGCGACAAAACATTTACGCCCTTTTCAAATGACTGAAGGAACGAAGCATCGACATCCTTTCCTCCGGCGCTTGCCCTGATAATTCCGTAGATGTCCCCATTCGCCAGTGCTTCTTCCTTTAACTTATTGAGTTCTTGTTGAACCGATGCTTGCATCTTAACGGAAAGTCCTGACAGTTTAAGTGTGCTTCCTGGGGTCATTATTGATTGTGCTATTTGTGCAGCCTTTGAGCCACCCGTAGTCGCTTGTGGCGTAACAGTTATCCCTCCTCTTTGCTGGATATAACTAGACCCTTCGGGACTTAAAAGATGACTGAAACTCTTATCAAATGCGTCACTTACGGTTTGGGCGTTTCCTCCCTCTAATCCTTGTTTTGCAAAACTGTTTCTCATTTCAAGATATTTCTGCGGATCAACTTTCTTATCTTCTCCAGCCGATGTCATTAGTTCAGTTTCTATTGCTTTCATCTCTGGAGATTGTTCGGTAGCAGTCACAGAACCCATCGGTCTTAATTCATTTGTTTTGCTATTTCTCATAGCTGGATTTCCATTTTCATCCACTGATTCTGACCATGTTCCGGTGCTTTCTGATGTTCCAGCGGCCTGTCTTCTAAGGACAGCCATTTCTAATTGAGACTTTTCCTGAGCATCTTTAAACGCCTGGGGAATGAGATTACTGAACTTTCCACCAGCGAGAGCTTTGGCAAATTCTTCCTTACTCATTCCTTTCGGTCTTTTAGAAGGATCGGCTCCGTAAGCAGTCATAAAGGCAGACCTTTCAGCGTCTTTTCTTTGTTTATCGAGAAGCTTAGCGTTATACATTCCGGTTACAGCGTTTAGTCTAGCGGTGTCTAACCTTGATTGATGAGCCGCTTCACCAGTGAGAACTCCCATCGCCTTCGTTTGGTTCATTATGTTCGCCTGGTTGGTTTCAGCTTGAGCTTCTCCACTAGCCAGTTTCTTTTCCAGTTTAGAAAGTTTCATATTCTGAAGACTTTTGTTGGAACCAGAAAGAACCTCCTGGACATTTATCGGAGAATAAACATCAGAGGGTTTAATGGTCGTCAAAAGCGGTATCCCTGTTGCGGGAGCAGTGGGTGCTATTGTCTGAGTTATTGGTGCAGTGGCAACAGTCTGAGTTACTGGTGCAACTGGCGGTATTTGTGTTTCTTCTAATGTTGCCATATTTTTAAAAATTATTATTAAGGAAAGGTCTTCCAATCGCTTACATCTCCAAGATCAGTCACTATTCCACCATTTAATTCTACACTTCTATCTTTGTACTTGTAAGTTCCTGCATCGTCTTGTAAATCAACAACCACTGTGAATGTAGCAGTCTGACCGTCGTGGGTGTTCTGTTTAAATATTCCTACCGATTTTACCGAGCCAGATGCTTCCACATCTGCGTCAAAAAGAAACTTTGAACCCGATACTGTCATTGTCCTATCTCCTGACCATTTTTGATATCCATAAGAAGAAAACAGTATATTTGAACCTCCCGTAGCATTAAATTCCATCACGGGAGCGCCATCCATACCGGTCATATAGATGCTACCTATCGAAGCCAACTGTAGTCCATTTGAACCAGTCGGTGTTTTTATAAAAGACTTTTCAACGTTTGATTTTAAGAATGATATTTTACCTAGTGCTAATTTGGTCTGATATGTTAATCCATCATCTGAAAATAGAGAACCTGTAACTGTTAAATCTCCACTTATTGTTCCTCCTGTCGCAGTTATATTTCCATTTACATAAGCTCCTGTACATCTAAAGATTCCTGCATTGTTCCACTTTAAAGGTGCACCAGTATAGTTAGTAGCTCCTGAAAAACATCCATCTCTGTTAGCCTTGAAAAGAATCGTCGATCCAGCTCCAACATATAATTCTTTGAAGTTTCCCATCATATTCACCCTATTACCTACATTTGAAGCTACTGCTAGTGCCATTTAATCTTCCATTAGAATAATTAATTTCTTTCCATCATTTTCCACGCTGATAACCTTTTCTCCGTCTTCTTTTAATTTTTCAATATATTTAAGACCAGCTCCCAGTTTTTCTTGAGAAGTTTCTTGTCCATCCATTCCGCCAGCGGTAAGTTTCCAAATTACTGTCTTCATTATTGTATTGTTATATTGTTTATTACGGGTGATGTCGTTCCTGAAGGCGTCAAAGTTACCCGTGCCTGTAAGAAAGCTGCGTCTAAAAGACCACCATCAAAATATGCCTTTTTGTTTATCGTGTCTGTAATGACAGTCTGAGCGACCCACCCAGCTCCGTTTAAATTGGTTGAAATGCCTATCGCTGTGCTGGTCGGGAGAGAAGTATAGTCCACAATCACCTGATTGAACCTTCCTGAGACTTCTGGAGTGTCTATCGTGGCTGTAGCCTTCGTTGTACCGCTTAGATTGACCCCACCTGCGACCGAAACGACTAATGTTCCTCCTGATACCCCCATTGAGGTTATCGCGGCTGTAGCGGTGTATTCTTGGACTACCACACGAGGCATTTCAGCGTTCTTTCTGTAGATTGAGTAAATCTTAGTCCCTACAGCTATTAATGGTCTTGAGTTTAAAACTGTCGTCATCTGATGGCCTGTAGTCGTGGTTTGGTCTCTTAATTCGTTATTCCAGATAGCAAAAGTCTGGCCTGTCCATTGGTAAAGTTTCCCTGTTGTTCCGCATTGAGCCAAAATAACTTCATCACAATTAAGAAAAGAATTTATCCCGATTTCTGGAACCTCGTCGGATAAGGTGAAACTGTCAGAATACGTATCCCATAGGAACCCTCGACAGTATTGAGCGCTGGCTCCGACAATCGTTCCTATCAGAATATTTGTAAATCCGTCTGGTATGATACAAGTTCCTATAAACTGAGCCGGAATATCTAAAGCATTAGCAGTAAAAGTCTCAGAAGAATTTACCGAAGCGATATACTTTCCGTCCGTTATGTAAAGAGTCAGATTTTCTTCACAGCTTCCATAGGCGTTTCCGTTTGTAAAAGTCCCATGCGAGTCGCTCCTTGAGGCTTCGGTTTCTACTACGAACTTTCCGAGTTTTGAAGCTGTCCAGTATCTGATGTAACCGTTGTAATATCTACACCCTCGATGTCCGTCAGTGTTAGCGTTGGCAGTCAGAGCAGTATAAGCTCCTGTGGAAGGATTGCGTTTCCATTGTTTTCCAGTCGTAGTCGAAAAGAAGTATTGTGTTCCCGCTGGTGAAGTGCATTGGACGCAAGTTTCCGTCGGCACACCCGAAGTCGCATCAGCCGCGAGAGCTACTTTTCCAGTCAGACTTCCGATATCAGTATGAATGTCCGCACAAACGATCGAGTCGAAGGCGGTTTGGATATGTTTGGACGAACCGACGCCATTAAAGAATTGGTTAAGCTGTATCATTTGTTTCTTCCTTAGCTTCTTTTATTTCTTCTAGTGTCATTAAAATCTGGACTAGCTGATAGACTTGACCATAAGGACAAGTTCCTAGATAGTTTAGGATTTGTTGGGCTTGTTCCTCGGTTATTTTATAAGTTTTCATAAGCATACGGCTCTCCAGGCAAAATCCAAATTACTTGCTCCCGGATCTGCGCTGACATTCAGTGTAAATTGAGTTGAGGTTAAATTGCTTACCCACCATCTTCCATAATCATTGCCTCCCTGTTCTCCGAATGTGATGTTTATGTCGTCAAGCGTTGGGGTAACAGAAAGTCCATGAGTAATAACTGCGGTAGTGGCTCCGCTAGCTATACTTCCGGTTCCTGAATTTTCAGTTACAAATCCAATATTGTTTCTGGCTTTGCTGCCAACGCTAGTGTAATAACGTATCTTAATTGCATTAGCGCTACCGCTTACGATGTTTTCAGTAATATTATGGTAGGTAGATGTATTATCCTCACATCTGATTACTTCAGATGCGTTTCCTGCTCCAGCCTCTACAATATTGCCTATTATATTCACATAATCAGCATCGTATGAGTATATTTCAGCATAATCAGCATCAAGTGTATTATTAAGTCTTACCTGGTTTCCATTAATAGAAACATAAGTCGAACCCTGTCTTACGACTATCCCAGAACCTCCGTTATTAAATACACTGTTATTAGACACATTTATATTCGTGGATAGAGTGGCGCTTTTTCCGACACTTATCCCGTAACCAATATTTCCGGTTATTACATTCGAGTCGCAAACCACTCTTCCTGAATCCTGTATTAATACTCCAGTTTGAGTATTATCAACACATTGATTTCCCGTTATGGATACATCAATAGAATTTAAGGCATTTATTCCAGCCCTAGCGCATCCACTGACAATATTACCGTGGATATTTATATTGGTTGGATTGAGAGCTGATGTGTGTTTTGACAAATATATTCCAGTCTGAGTCGCTCCATAAATAATATTATTCAACACATCTGTTTTTGACTGGCTCATTGATATAAAGATCCCGTTTCCAGCTCCGACTGCCGGGCCGATAATTGTATTTTTTTCTATAATAAGGTTAGTTCCTTTCTCCGCATATATCCCATTTTCATAACAATCTATGACTGTACAGTTTTTTACTTTTCCGTAATTATTCCCCATTCTTAGGTGTATCCCATCTGAATTAAAGTTTTTAAACTTGGCTCCATCAATACGAAACCTGGTACAGTTTAAAAAGTATGTTCCGAACAAAGATAGCACTCCCGTCCCATCGTAAGGGTTTCCAGTAATATTTCCATCAACAGTTAAATCCTCTATTGAAAAGTCACTAATCCCATCCGCATAAAAAGCGTGTTTAGCCGCTCCAATTGAAGATACCAACTGGATGATTGTTCCCTCTCCTTCACCGACTATCTGAACATTATCTTTTGGATAAATTTTATCACTGGTAATGTAGGTTCCCGCCAATATTTTGACTATTCCACCACCCAGCCCATATACATAGTCAATAGCTGCCTGAATTTGGACATCATCGGCTACTCCACCGCAAACATAATCAGCACCTATTTGAGTTCCGACCGTTACCCCCAATATGTAATTTATTTTTGATAAGATTGTTGCACCTGAATCAGTGCTTGTAAATTCAGCCATATTTTTAGTTAAATGATTTTATGTTTGCCTTTGCAACACCGTTTATGCTTTTTACAGACGATATTCCCAAGCCGTTTATACTTTTAAATCCCCAATAAATTCCGCCAATTTCATCAGCTGTCAAGGCTGTCCCATTTATAATAAACAAATCATCAATCACGCCTGTAAGGAAAGCTCCATTTGTTCCAGCTGCGTTGTTGCATCCGATTCTTACATAGTTAGTAGCAGCATAAACAGGAGCGTTAGCCCATGCGACAGGCGTGGCGTCGTTTCTCCCATCGGTGTAAATTCTTAAATAACTTCCATCCCAGGTTCCAACGACAAAGTGCCATACTCCATCCACTACTGAGGTGTTGCCATCTATCTGTTTATAATCAGTATTTATCGTCACTCCTGTGTTTTTTGCAGATGCAAGTCTTACCCCAAGTCCGTTAACATATAAATAAATACCTGCTCTGTTTGTATTTGCTGAATAACTTTGAAATATAAGACCAGCAGCGCTTGTTTTCACCCAACACCCAATAGTAAAATTTCCGGTAGGCTTAAAATCTGCGTGGTCGGTGGCCGAATAAGCGTCATTTCCATCCAGAGATACTGCCTCTCCAAAAACTCCAGCTACTTCGGCGGGGTCAGAAATATCGGTCAGTGTATGTCCTTCTCCTGAACTATCAGTCGTTAAAGCACCTGTAGAAAATCTGTAATATGCTTTGAGATTGGCATCTGCAATTATCCCTGTTATTGAATTTATTTCCTTTGCGCTCATATTTTAAATGTGAACTGAATAATCATCAGACGGATCAAAGTAGAGGTCTTCGGCGGTGTCCGCAAATCCTACAACTCTTATCGCAAAATTAGTCGTTGAGGGTTGAGCTTCCACAACTGTTCCTGCAGTATCAGCTAAATAAATCGGCGCACCTGGAGTTAAACCAGCGGGCAAAATAGCGCTTCGTATTTTTCCAATCAAAAGCATCTCTGTTGGGTTGGTATCTGCTCCTGCCGCTAAAACACACATTCCTAATTTTCTGGAAAATCCAGTATCTGTGCCGTCTAGGATTCCATCAACTTTATCCCATTTTCCATCAGCCGCTAAAAAACATACCTCTCCGACAGCGATAGTAGAACCTGCTGTTCCGGCGATCACAACTCCAGACCAAGTTTCATCTCCGCTTAAAACAGCGTCCAGTTTAATATCGGTTTCTCCAAGTTGGATGTCTCCGGTCATTGTGCCTCCGGCCAGTCCGAGATAAAGAGTATCAAAATAGGTTTTAAGGAAAGCCTTAACATTTGTCCAGGTGATTTTTTTAAGTATTCCAGCAGCTGTCAGTGAAGTGGCGACAAAATCCGTATCATTGGGCGTGGCGTCATCCGCTCCACCGATCAACGCTCCGATAGTCGTTGCTGTTTCAGCAGGTGCAATAGCTGGCATAGCGTGCTTATGGTCTCTCCTAGCGGCCACTACAGCACTTCCAACTGCGGCAGCATCTCCATAGGCTTGAGTTTCTGGAACAGTAGCGTCAAAAAGAGCTTTGTTTTTATAAACTGTTTCTCCGTTTTCTATAGCGACTACATTCGTAAGTCCTGCGGCTGGGGCGGTAGCTTGTAAAAGCAACCCGTGATTCGTAGTATTGGCGTTTAAGTCGGTATTATTGTCAGGTGTGGCAAAGTCATCTAGTTTAGTAGCGGCGATAGAAGTATTGGCGGCATTGTCTCCCGAATTAGTCCCTGAGACAGAAGCGTCTAATGGAACTGTCAGAGTTTTTTTGGTAGTTCCTCCCTCTAAAGTGAAACCTACTGCGACTTCGGTCATCAGAGCAGTTGAAACAGCGACTTTCGTAATTGGAACTTTAGCGTTTAATTGAGTCTGTATTGCTGAAGTAACTCCATCTGAATATCCAAGTTCGGTAGCGGTTAGTGTGGCAGGGATTCCATCTAGGACATTTATTTCAGTAGCAGAAGCAGTAACAGCGACATCCTCGTTTATTTTTGGGCTAGTCAGGGTCTTATTAGTAAGGGTTTGCGTGTTGGTTGTTCCAACAACTGCTCCGGTGGCTCCGTGTTCGGCAGTATCAGCAGTGTGAGCGTTAAAATCCGTTTCCACAATTAACATATCGGCCCCAATCTCATCCATAGCTGTGTTGTGCCTGTCATCTATGTCAGAACCCCTATCGGTGGCTCCGTTCATGTTTTGATACGATTTACTTAGATTCATGGTGTTGTTCTTTCAGTCCAATTAGTTGTTTGTACTCCTCCTGGTAATGTGAATGGAGTTCCTGTGTCTAAAAACGGATAGTAATTAGGAGAAAAGAAGTATATCCCTCTTTCTTGCCAGGTCGTTCCGTCTATAAACATTAGGTCGTAATCATCAATGAAATCATCCAAATCATCGATAAAAGACGAAGAAAAGTTCCTGTCCTTATCCCAGCTTGTTGATGGTTTTGTCCTAGTAGTCCAAGTCATAATTATTTATCAGTGTTTTCAACACATTTTCCCAATAGGTTCTGTTAAAATTAGTTTTTGTTAGGACAAGATTGCTTATACTTTTTAATTTTGTCCATATTCGTAGTCTGTATCGTTAGTTACTATTTCGTAAACTCGGTCTTGGTTTCTTCTTCGGTAAAATCCTTTCATCCTTTCGAGATACCCAAGCATATTGTTTTCAGCCTGGGTCAGTTTGTTGGCGTTGCCTTCTTTTTCAAGATATTTCTCAAAAAAATCTTTAGCAGCTCCATAAGAAAGTCCCTTATGAAAAGGTCTCGCAAATCCAGGTTCGTCGGTGACATTGCTCAATTGAGTGGGGAGTTTTTCGTAATAAACCTTCAGACCCGAAGTAACGGCGATAGTCGGGATAGGATAGAGGAATAGGGAATTGTCCATCAGGTCAAAGAAGGGGTCTCCTTCATCAAATTCTTCTCCGATAGTAGTGGTGTCGTTAGTTCCGGTGCGTTCATTGATATCTTTAGGATTAACAGTGTACCAGGTCGTTCCGTCGTAAGTTATCTCTACCTTTTTTATCTTTAAAATATCCGTCGGTAAGATGTATTCTTGTTGGCTGGCGACAAGATTGGTGGTGGCGTAATCAGCCTGAAAATCCCACTCATCCATTGAATTTATGATCTCAGTAACAAATAGGTCGTAATAGGTATTTAAAGAAGCGTCCAGATCGGCACTGGAATAGGTCGTCGTATTGGTATTGGTCAGCATTCGGGTGAAGTTTCTCAAACCGTCCGAAATTGAGGCATTGGATAAAATCATAATATTTCTTTTGGAGCAGGGCTATATTTAGCCACTGACTTATCCCCATAAGGTCTAATGTTTAAATTTGAATCGGGTGTCCATTTTTTCCACACTTCTTCAAACCAATCTATAGGTATGTCATAAGCGTGGGAATAGCTCTGTATCTTTTCTTTTACCTTTTCGTCTGAGTGAACCCAACTAAAATGATGGCAGGTAACCGGAATCAGGGGGGCTTGTTCTGTAAATGGGTAAGATTTGTCGAAAGGTTGGGTCTGGCGATGTTCGCAAAATCTAACTTTTCTGGGATTGACCGCGATTATCGGTTTATGCCTGTCAATCGGGTCGAATATGTAATCTCTAGTCTTCCAATAGGTCAGCATCTTTTCTGCTCGATAGGCATCGTCTCCTTTTAGTGATGAGATTATCTTTTGTCTGTCTTCTAGCGTGTAAAACTCATCAGGGTCTATGATTAAAACATAATCGTAATCTCTTAAAATCCCCAGTCCCCAATCCCTTTGTTGAGCTTCAGTATCCCAGAATCTTTCTATCACTTCGGCATCCCCTGTATTTTCTTTTGTTCCTTCGTCCCCGACATTTACTCCGTTCCAGGGTTGAGACGAGATAAGGACTAAATGCTTATCTACCAATCCTTTCCACTGTTCGATACACTTTCCTATTTCTGGTTCATTGTAGGCTATTGTTAGAACAGCGATTTTTGACATATTCTAGGGCGTTAATAGTTCTTAATGTGTTCTATGACTAAATTAGCGTTATATTCCCTATTTTTTCCCAGTCTGTCGCACATCCCTCCGGTGGTTCCTCCATATTTATAAATATCCATATCTATATACTTAAACTTCGCGCCTGTTTTTGCTACTCGGCCCCAGAAATCCCAATCTTCGTAGAGTTCCTTATGTTCTTCCCAGTAACCACCCACTTGTTTCCACAAGTCTCGCCTATATAACGATGTTCCGAACAACTGATTATTGACTAAAAACTTTTCATAAGTTATCTCTGTAGTCGGTTTCAGTTGGGTCTCGTTATCTCTCCACACCAGATTCCCGTAAACCACATCTCCAGCTTGTTCCAGCATCTTATCAATCACATTCGGATATAACTCATCATCAGCATCTAGGGGTAAGATGTATCTAGCTTTTGAATTACAGATTGCAGTGTTTCTTGATTGGGCTAATCCTCTGTTTCTGTCGTGTCTCAAATATCTTATCGGCAAGTCTTTTATATCTTCATACGGGTCTTTATCCGAATGATCATCAACTACGACTATGTCGCACTTAGTCTTATTGTTTAAAACACTTTCTATCGCCCGTTTTAACAAGTCATTGTGATTATAATTGGGTATGACCACGCATACTTTTCTTGATGTTTGCTCGAGATAATCATTATATAGCTTTCTCAAATGAGGGAATCTGTCTAACCAGATTGCCATTTTTCCTGAACTTTCTTTTAAATAACTTTCAAATATGCCTATTTTCTTTCTTGCTCCTCCGAGTTCGTGTCCTATCTCTAAATCATCTATTACATATAACTTATATCCCGCCTCTGAGGCTAACTGGGATGTCTGAATATCAGTAATTCCGAACCACTGAAAGGGAATAAACTCTGCAAATCTATCGAATAACTTAGTGTTAAAATAACAGGCGATATCTTCAATATGGAAAACTTGTCTTTTGCCGTCTTTATGAATTCTCCACATCTGCTCCCATCCACTCCCGTCTTTTTGAATTGCCGAACTCACTATGCCCTCACCTCCTTTTATATTTCTCTCTATTATCTCAAAATAGTCTTCTGGTATGTCGTAAATATCATTATTGAAAATTCCTACGAAATCATACTTTCTGAATAGTGGTTCGGTAAATATGTAATCGTGCATCCCTCCGAAGCCTACGTTCTCCCTGCCTAAGTCTATAACCTCAATGTCTTTATTTTTATAAACCTGTTCTTCTGTGCTTGAGTTATCTAAAACATAAATATCGTGTTTTTTACCCATTAAAAGAGCTTTTACTACGCTATCTGTCATTTCCGAGGTATTGTATGAGCAAATTATTGTGCAGAGCATAGTGCCTTTTTAAATACTTTAGATATTAGCCAGGGCTGTGCCAAAATGTCTCCACTGCTCATCTTCTTAAATTCGTCTGAAAAACTTGAATTATACAGCGTAAAAACATAATTGTTTTCGGTAGAGTATTTTTTTATATCTTCATCTTCAAACAGTTTCCAGAACTCATCTCCTGTGTGATAAATGGGACATATCATCTCTCTGGTAAAAACTCCGAACTCTTTAAACTCTTTGTCCTTCAATAATGGTTGGATTAAATCGCTGAACGTCGGATCTTTGACTTTCTTCATCGCCTCGAACCATCTCTCCACCAGCTTGTTTCCCCTTGTGGCCCCAAAGAATCCAGGTATCCCTGCGAATCCGTGTTTTTCAACTAATTTTATAAGGGGCTTCAAATCTTTCATCACTATCATGTCAGCATCTATCCAAAATCCTCCATTCTCTAAGATTAACCAGGCTTTTAAATAATCCGTCTTGTGGTTTATTTTCATTCCATTCAATTCCGGGTAATCATCGTGTCCTAAAATAACAACATCCATTCCGCTATTCTTGAGGCTCTTTTGGCAAAGGTCTATATACCCGTGCTTTTTACCTTCCCAATATGTGTATAAATTCATATTCTATTTCCTGCTGGGCGGAGTTTATATTAAATTCCTTATCTATATTTATCGTCTTTCCTTCCAGGTACATCTTTTCTAGTTCTTCTGGAGAATGGGCGTACTTTAATCCGTTCCGATTGGCGTTGGTATCATTGACCCGGTTAGCCGGAACTCCGAAGACTCTGCTCTGTTTATAGGCTACCATATTGCTCTGTAAGCCCTCTAAATGCCTCTGTAACACACCTTCGTATATATTTGGGTTGTTATATGCCTCTAGCTCGGAAATCTCCTTTATTTGCGTTGTTTTGAATATGTGGGAGATTACTGACAACGGATATCCAAAATCTAATTCTTCCTTCCGCCAATCCCACTTGATAAACTCCCCTCTATCTTCGCAATTCTTGATCTTGTTAGGCTTATCATTCGAGTAGCAATAGTCTATATTTAGTCCTAATCTTAGGCTGAAACACACCACATCGTCAGTTATTTCTTTCAAAATAGCCTTATTAAAATCTCGATAGAAGATATCATCATCAGCCGCGAAACAGGTATAATCGTATTTCATCAATCCTAGTAAATCTTTCTTGAAATCAGTTTGTTCTATAAAATTGACATAAGGCTTCCGCTTCTTCAGTATCTCGTACCCCCCCCTAAACTCCTCGTCTGATTTGTAAAGAACATCTATATTATTGAAAAATCCCTTGGTATGCAGTTCTATGCTATCGATTGTCGCCTGCAATTGCATCGGTCTATTTTTTGAAAATATGATGAGATTTAACATAATCTAGGTGTTTTGTTTTATTTGGGTATTTTCCGTATTCCAGCAGTCTGATGGCAAGGTCTGCATATTCTGAACCGCTTAGTATCAGTTCCCTATAGACATCAAGCGAATCAATCAGGTCTATCCTTAAGATCAACTCTACTTTGATAAAATCTATATGTATGTGTCCGTCTATGCTTTCTACCGCAATCTTATATCCTCTATCTAACAATCCGAATGATAGGTGTTGTATCTGACGGGCCATCTCATTCTTATCTTGGCAATAAACATCTATGTCGTTTCCTATCTCGTAATCTGGATAGATGGGAGACTTTTTAATGACTATATAACCAACACTTGTTTTTGAAAGAACCGTCTGTATGTCTATTTTATCTTGATTATCATCCATTTTTTTATTCCCTTATTCAACATAATTGCCAATCTGTGGTTTCCGTCTTGCACTATCCCACCTTTCACGAATATATTTCCTATTTTTTTCTTATCAAATCTGTCAATCAATTTATCAAACATTACCGGAGAACCATTTAACACTAGATTAACTCCCTTGTGCTTGTCCCAATAATCTATATAGGGCTTCTTATCCCCCATGACATACTTGTAATAAATGCTTTCTTTGATAGGAACTTGTCTTAATTCGTCATCTGATATTTCAGAGACCAACAAATCTTCTATACTCGTCCTTTCTATCGTGTAATCAACAAATCTTTCTAAATAAAATGGGGCTTCTATGGTTGGGCAGGAACTTCCGATTATCGAGTCTATACTTTGGAACGGTAATGTATTCCAAAATTCATAAGTCTGGGATTCGAAATCTGAGGTGTGTATGACGTGGTGCTCACTCCGTTCTCCATCTATTATCGGGTTATACTTTTCCCTGACCTCCCACTTGAACCTATTTATCAACATACATTGGATATGTCGGTATTCTCCTTCTCCGACGATCTTTTCTTCGGGTCTATTATTTTTTAAAAGTCCGATGTATGTATCTGCAAATCCTATCCTGTGCAAGTAGTCTGTTTTGGCCTTGATGTGTTGCCAGGGGACTGCATCGGTACTGTATAGCTCTCTTATAAAATCTATATTGTCCTTCGGGGTGTATCTCTTAAAATAAATAAGTTCCAGGTCTTCATACTTGCTTAGAATTTCTAGTATCCCATCGATTTTATCCACTCCGTGGGCAAATACAACAAAGAAGTCTAGCCTCATAATATTTTACATATTGTTTCTATATCCTTGTCAGTTAAATCCTGATGGACCGGAACAAATAGTCCAGTCCTTCCTATCTTTTCTGCCACTGGGTATTCTCCTTCTAATCCGTACTCTACTGTTGGTAAACAACTAAATAGCTTTCTTGCCTCGATTCCGTTCTTCTCTAGTTCTTTCAACTTGTTATCCCTTTCTTCTGAATCTTTATAAAAAACAGGGTAACAATGAGGCGTATAAGCATACCAATCTTTTTTTAGCAGTTTATTGAAAGTCTCCACGTTCTCTCTGCGTTTCTTTATCACATCACCCCCAGAGGGAGCGATAGCACACCCGATCGCCGCTAGGACATTACTCATCTTCCCGTTTAGTCCAAACACCGGAAAATGGAACATATCTAATATTTCAGTGCTTAATCTTCCGTGGTTCCGACAAGCTCTCGCAAACTTAGCCAGAGTCTCGTCATTAGTCAGAATCATCCCTCCTTCTCCGGTAGTTATGGTATGAGAAGGAAAGAAAGAATAAGTTGAAAATTCTACATCGTTTCTGATTCCATAGGCCTCACAGTTATCTTCTACAACAGGAACACCTAGTTTTCTTATCTCGCTGATTCTGGCGCTCTTACCCAAAAGGTTAGCTGGCATTATACAGAGAGTCTTATCAGTGACTTGAATCAAGTCGGGATTCATCTGGCAGTCGTCATCTATATCAACAAAAACTGGTTTCAATCCGTTGGCTATAACAGCATTAGTATGAGCTATAAAAGTAAGCGCTGGCACTATGACCTCATTCTTATCTGGATAAAGAGCTTTTAGCGCCGCTAAGGAAACAATATCAGCCATTGTTCCATTACAGACCGCTATCCCGTATTTAGCCCCGTGATAATTGGCGACAGCCTCCTCAAATTCCGGTATGAAACTTCCACTAGCAATCCTATTGTCATCCAGAGCTTTGTTTATGTTGTCTCTGACTTCCTTTGTAATTTTTGATGTAGCTAGTGATATCATAATCTTTCTCTCCAGTAAAAAAGTAAATTATCCAAACTCTTCTCAAGAGGGATTGTCTTCTCCCATCCTAGCTGTTCTTTGGCCTTAGTTGCGTCTCCTTTCATTGTAGGGGTATCGACAGGTCTCATCCTTTCTGGATCTATTTCGGTTTTTACCTTGACCTTAGCTAGCTTTAAAAGCGTATCTAAAACCTCTTGTATCTTAGTCGGTTTTTCAGAAGCTAAACAAAAAACTTCTCCCCATCTTTTACTCCTCATAATCTTCACATAACCCCTAACGACATCTTCTATGTCGGTAAAGTCCCTGGAACTTTCTAGGTTTCCGTGCCTGATAACATCTCTTAATCCTTTCTCAACTTCGACTACCTGTTTAGCAAAATTAGAATCCACAAATACTTCCGCCCTTCCATACCCAGTAACATTGAATGATCGAGAAACTACAACCTTCATCCCATAAGCCCGATGGTAGAGCCTGGCAATCATATCTTGGGCGTACTTTGATATCCCATAATGAGTATTGGGGTCAGCTACTGTTTCCTCGTTTATCTTCCCCTCTTGTGTTCCGTAGATTTCAGATGTTGAAGTCACCAGTATCGAAGGAGAGAAGTCTAACTTTCTTACACATTCTAAGATATTGACTGTTCCTATAACATTGGTAATGTACGTTTCTATCGGGCTATCCCAGGATGATTTGACATAACTCTGGGCCGCTAGATGATAAATCTCTTCCGGCTTTACTATATTTAAAACATTTCCTACTGAAAATGAATCTGACAGTTCTACAAGATGGATAGTAACCCTATCTAGAATATCTTTAATCTTGTGCAGGTCGCTTCTTACCCTTACTGTTCCGTGGACTTCGTGTCCTTCTTTGACTAGATAATGCGCTAAGTGGGAAGCGGCGAATCCGTTTATTCCGCTAATTAAAATCTTCATAGGTTTTCCTTCCATAAATTGCTTATTCTATCCCAGTTATAAGTTTCTTTAGCCCAGTTGATCTCTTCAGTATTGACCTTATATTCCATTCTCTTGATATATTCTTCATTGTTATTATCTCCAAAGGTGTTTTCTTTTTCCCATTTTTCTCCCTCGGTATGTATTTTCCATCCGTATTTGACAGTCTCATCAAGAGCAGCAAAATCTGAGGTTATCATCAGGCATCCCGCTAATTGAGCCTTGACCGCACTGATGCAGTGAATCTCATAAAATTGGGTAGGGTACAGAAACACACCAGCTTCTAGGTACTTTTTAGCGATATCCTTATGGTTTATCATCATCCCCCCCTCGGCCCGTCCTTCGGTTACCAGTTTATTAAATCTCTCCATCTGTTTAGCCTTCCAGTCCATCATTTCCTTATTCTCGGCGTGGACTTGGTCATACACTCCCCAGCCGTAATACCAGGCTAACTTCCAGGGCTTATCGGGTTGTCGTTTAATCAGTTCTTCAAAGATATCCAGGGTAGCGTCTAGGTGTCTATCAGGGCTTGAGGTATTTAAAATAAGGTACGGATTCTTTTCGACTTTTTCCTTGAATAACTCAGGGTCTATTCCGTTAGGTATCACAGCTATCTTTTCGTCTGGAATACTCGGGAATAGAATCCGGTGAGCGTTAGTTTTGACGAAAACCTTATCTATTTTCGACAATCTTTTGGGTGTAAACTCCTTATCAGAAACAACATCGTGCATATCTATAAAAATCTTATCAGAGTTAAGTTCTTCGTAATCACAGGGTTTGGGGTGTCTCCAGATTATCGTCACATCCTGCTTGTCTCGGACATTATATTTCCAATAATGACGATATTTCACTCCGTCCCATTCTCCTTCTTTTCCGCAGTTGCAGTAAACGGTGATATTCCAATCCTTAGCTAATTTTTTAGTTAAATTTATGACCGCCTCTTCCGATCCCCCGCATCCATCAGTCATCGCAATATCAGGGTTCCAGTATTTAGAGGTATAACCGCAATAATATACTAAATCTTTTCCAGAAGACTCTTTTTTCCAGAATAATGAGTTCTTGAAATAGCAAATCTTCGGATGGGATTGGATTTTTTCTGGTAAATTATCAAGGTACTTCCTTAGTTCTTCTCTATCAGTTATTTTTTCCGATTCTTCCAGGTATTTATCTATATTTATAGCCTCTCCCATCTCTCCTCGGATGATTTTATCCAGTTCTGATATCATTTTCTCTTTAGGGAACATCTTGGAGAGCTTTTCGACTGTTAAAACTGCTTTTTCAAACTTTCCGGTCTCGAAATATATCTTAGCCATCGTCATCATCGGGTATAAATCATATTCACGGGGATTGTAGGCGATGATTTCTTTATCGGGGATAGGCATTTGTAGTCCTAATTCTATGAAATTAAGAGCCTTATCGTATTTTTTATCGTTATATAACTGTTCTCCTAGTTTTAGGTAAGCATCGGGATAGGTCGGTCTTAAATAAAACGCTTCAAAAGCATATCGTTGGTCTTTTAAAATATGAAACAGCAGCATATTAGCCAGGTACTTCTCTTCTTCGCTATCAGATAACTCGATGTATTTTTTAAATATTTCAGCGGCCTTTTCGTGTTCCTTTTTCATTACGAGGGCATTTCCCATCAACCAGTAGCTTCGGGGGTCTTGTGGGTCATTTTTGAGCGCCTGAGAGGATATCTCGTAGTTCCTGTCTATGCTCTGATCTACCCGTTTGTCGCTAGTAAGGTGTAACACTTCTATATTTTCTATAAAACAGGTGTCTAAACTCCGGTTCTCCTTAAAATCTTCGTGGACTATTCCTACCCACTCGACACAGCCATCATTTTTGATAATCCGGCTTTTCAGATGTTTGGTGTCACAGGTTTTGTTCTCATTGAAGTGATAGAGGTAATTCATCACGCCGATATCAATAGCCTTTTCACTCATCGTATCAACTGCGCTTCTGAGGTTCTGGACTCCTTTTAAGACATCATCAGAATCCAACCACAGGATATAATCACCCGTAGCTTGAGAGAAGTTATAATTTCTAGCAGATGCGAAATCATTAGTCCACCTAAAGAAAGATTCTTTTCCTCCATAGCCCTTAATAACTTCCGAAACTTTCTTATTGGGCTTGTCCCCCGCTTGGGTTATACAGATTTCATCTACTCCTGATGAGACATACCTGAGGCATCTATCGAGAAGTTTCGCCTCTTCTTTGTCAGGTTTTACGATTAAACAAAGTGATAGTTTTACCATATTCTTTTTCTATAATTAGGGACTACAAACATCGGGAAAGTCTCTTTGAACCACTTATACTCTCTGTCAGCTTCTTCATTGTCTCTTCCTTTAAACAAGACATCTTGACCGTGGATAGTTAGTATCTCGTTTATCGCTCCCAGCATCCTATTGGGAAGCCTCAATGAAAGCCTGACCTCATCATCTTTTTTACCATCCGCTCCGATAATTTCTCCGTAACTCCACTCTCCCATCTTAGCTCTTTTTTCTTTAATTGAATCCAGTATCGTTTGATATTCTTCTGGATAATTTTTAATGAACGATTTGACACTCGCTATTATGGTTTCTCTTCTGGTTATTGGTTTTTTCATATTGCTATCAATATTTGAGGGGGGAATATTGATTACCTCCCTCAAACAATATGATTAAATTGCTTAATCGATATCGAACCCGTCGGCATAGAAGTTTGAATCTTGATTTCGCACTTCGAGAGTCATAGCGCCATACACAGCTTCAGCATCGTATGCTCCAGAGGCGGGCATATCGATAATCTGAGGTCTGATTAAGTAGGCGACTTTGAGCTTCTCTGGTTTGATACCAAGAACTCTTCCAGTCGTATCTGTTCCTGAAACCTGGATATATCTGTGGGCGTGGACGACCACTCTTCCGAATCCTGTCTCAAAGATATCTACCGCCATCACGATTCTCTTTTCTCCGACACCATCATAAGTGATGCCAGTCTTGTTCGTGAAATCATCGGTAGCATTCTTGAGGAAAGAACCCATATAGAGGTCAGTAGCCACTTCTCCGTTAGAGTTATCCCAGTTGGCCTTCATCAATCCTTTGAGGATTGAAGCGGACCAGACTGTTCCAGAATTATGAGAGGTATGATTGGTAGATTTGGAAACCGCCTGAATTATACCTTTCATCTTCGCAGCTGTAGCGCTGGAAGCTCCAGAAACTAGGGTGCTTCTTACTAGGTCGTATTCCACTGCGTTCGCAAAATCTACCATAGCCTTGGCTCTCTGCCGTGCTAGTTCGTCTTGCGACTGGAATTTATCGACCGCTCTCTGTACTTTTGTTACGCTGTATCTCTTCGCAACTTCCTCAACAATGTTGGTAAGCCTGGTTGGAGTTGTCAGAGCTGTATTTGAAAAATCAGCACCTTCAGCCTTAGCCAGGGTTCCAGCAGTGTCATAAGTATCGACTAGAGTTTCGTGGACAGTTCCACTGGCCGTAGTCTTACCCAGTTGGTTGTGAATGGATACTTCTTTGGCGGTGAGGATCTCAATGAGTCCCAGTACATCTTCCTTTGCGGAATAATCGCCATAAGAACGTAATATTTCATCTGTAGCCATTTCTTACTGCTCTCGTAGCAGTCTCATTTAAGGTACTCTTTTACTAAGTCAATCTTAGCGTCGTCTGAACCGGTCTCTCTAACCTTATCAGCTAACTTCGTAACTGTCTGAGCCTGTACGGGAGTTATTCTGTTGTTAGTGATTACTTTCTTAACCACCCTCGTACTTGCATCAGCGATAGACTTGAATTTTTCACTGTTCCACGCTTCTACTAAAGTCATACCGTTCTTCTCGGCGTAAGCCTCGATGATTTCGATATAGTCTTTAGCGGTGGGCGTTTCTACTAGGAAGTCTTTTTTGGATAAGTCCTTTTTAAGGGCTTCCATTTCTTCCTTCATTGTTTTTCCTTCAGTCGTCTTTTTTTCCAGCTCTTTTTGGGCTTTACGCTCCTTGATTGCCTCTTGGTCTCCTGAAAGACTTTTAAGGCTCTCATAGTGCTTAAAATACTCTTCTTTGCTTTTGAAAGGATTATCCTTCCGTCCAGCGAGGGTGTTGAGTTCTTCAAGCGAGAGCTGGTCGCTGTTTTCAACATCCTCTGTGCCTGGCTGGTCGTCCTCAAAGAGTTCTTCCAAGCCGTCGGCGTCTTCGGGTTTGTTGTTCATATCTAATTTTTAATGATTAGCCTTTTTTTCCATTGTTTATATTTTATAGTTGCATTTATCCAAAATGCTGGGATATCAACCCTATCAATCTTGGCCGCGAAAACTATTCTACCCTGCCACCATTTTAAATACTTTCTCTTGCTCCTAAGACCAATAAAAGGAACTGTTATATACCATTTATTGTTCTTCAGATGGCTCATGCTCTTTTGTCTATAATTGTTCTAAAAATATCGTCATCTTCTTCGGGTTCTGGTAGTTCGGGATAAGAGACGTTCCAGAGTTCAGTTAGCCACTCGTTGATTATCTTGATGGCTTTCTGTCTTCCTTTAAATTCTGTAACCGTATCTACTCCCCTTACTGTATCTATCTCTTTAATCTTTTGTCTTAATATCTTAAATGCTTCCTTATTCTGATCGAGAAAATCTACTATTTCTTTCATTGGATTGCATTAACTGTTTGACTGGGCTGCGGCATCGGGGGTATCTCCTGACCCGCTATGACTTCGGCTGGAAGTTGCCCTCCCATTCCTTGTATTTGAGCTTGATCAGGTATGTCCTCTACTAACATATCAGCCGGAAGACCTAAAATATCATAAAGCTCTCTAAGAGTCTTTCTGATTGGCAGTCCAGACTGGGCCAGTATTCCCAAAGTGTTCTGCAGCATCTGAGCCATCGAGGCCTTGTTGATGTTTTCGTCAGTTATCACCACCTTGATATCATAGTCTTCATCCAGAATTTCTTTCACTAAAGGAATAAACCTCATCTTTCCTTGTTTCTTGAGCTGGTCCATCGCTTCAGCAAAATAAGCCTGTTCTTCTTCGGGGGTGAGTTCAAGAGGATTACCCATCTCATCTACCGCGTTCTCATAAAGTTCTATCTTCTTTTTTTCAACAGTGTTCTTAACTAAAATCTCGTCCATCTTTTTAAATATCTGCGGATCTCCGGTAATTCTTACTAAATCGTCTTTTGTCAGATTCTTTTTTATAATCGGAATAACCTTATTCTTCAGGAACTTCTCCATATCAAGAAAGATGTCTTCAACTCTTAGGTTATACCCTTTTGAGGTAGATTGCTGTTCGATAAGCGCATTAGTCGCTGGTCGGTTTCCTGCCACTTCGTCATCGTTAGTCGTTCCGGTGACGCGCGTCCCCCACATATAAGCTCGGTCTTCATCCTGGTAACTGTTACTATCTACTCGTCCTGTGTCTAGCGGAATCACATCAGACCCAGCGTCTAGCTTAATCCCCCCCGTAGTAAAGAGCTTTTTAAACATCTGGGGAGTGATATTACCTATCAGCTTAAACAACCCCAGTGATGCAATACGAGCCTTATTAAGACGGTTATTGACTGTCTCATTTAAGAACGCTTGGATATTGAAAAGCATCTCTGGTATTCCTCTTCCGTCGGCTCTATTGGGAACTTCCTTTAATTTAAAATCCTGATAAGGGTAGTCTTTCTCTTCGACCTCTTCGATTATGTGAGGAACTGGGCTAGATTCGATATTTGAAACCAGGGTCTTACAATAAATAAAATCATTTCTGTCGTTCTCATTCCCTGTCAGGCAATACTTCGGAAGCCATCCAAAGCGTTGGTAAAGTTCCACATAGGGAATTTCAGTCGAGACCTTGTTTTCGTCTGCCAAAGTCGCTCCTCGGCTTAAATCCTTAACCCCCTTGACATACTCAGTGTTATCTAGGTTGAGTTCATCAAACTCAGGCTTAGTAAAGATAAATCTTTCAGTCTTACCAGATGACTTTTCTATCTCTTCGACTGATTGGTCATAGAGCATATTTAGCCTATCTACGATATTTATTTGTAGCCCCTCATTGTCTTCGGCCTTTAAGAATCCCGTCCCATCTATACAAATTCTTCTTAAAAGTTTATTGATTGTTTTTCCAAAATTAGCGTCATCAAGTTCTTTTTGAAGGATGTATCTAAATATCTCGGCCTTTAAGTAAGCCATATCAGATTGGTTAGTGGCCATAACATCGATATCCTTAGTATCGATGTCGATATTCTTAAGGATGTTCTCAACCACCCACTCGGTGAAAGGAATAAATATCTTCTGCTTATTTGTTACTGGATCGAACTGGGACTTATAAATCCCTAGATAGTTTCTTCTCGACTTTTTGACGATGTTTCTCATCACCAACTGGACATCATCGGTAACAAAAACCAACCCTTCTTCCCAGTTGGTTTTTTCGTCTTTGATTATTCTTATAGCCTCCAGTTCTCCTGGAGTAGGTGTGTATTCAAATTTCATTATGTTTCTCCTGGGTATTTAATTCTTTCCTCTTGTTTATTGACTGTTTTCATATATTCCTCGACACACTCATCGCATGCCTCTGGAAGTTCGTTATAGAAAGTGTCTTTCGTTCTTTTTATGATATTTCCGCAGGAACAGACTTTTTCCATCTCAACCTTGCGGTTATGTTCACACCCGCAGGTAGGGCATTTCTCCTTTAAATATCCGTATTTTATCCTACCAATCTGTTTTATAGTCATCTTCCTTGATATCGAAATTGTTTATATCATTGGTCATATCTTGTTCCACTAACGCCGCATACCTATGCACGTCTCCCGGGTGAGAGGTCCAGTCGTGGACTGGCTTTTCGATAAAACATCCCCTCCGGTCATCCCAGTCTTGGCGATATTGACTGATAGCATCCATCCAAATGGAACACCTATTATTATCTACCCACAACTTAGACCAAAACAATCTTCCCTTATCTATCCCAGATTCTACACTAACGCTTGGTACGACCCTAAAGTTTATCCCTAATTCCCTAGCAGTATCTAACCTGGTCTTGCCAGTAGTTATCTCTTTGGCGTTTATGTCATGCGGAGCGAAATGGTTTCCATAAACATAGTTCTTATTCTGAAGCATCACTGAGGCCTGTTGGATTCCGTCAGTCGGTCCTCCTTCCCAATAATCTACCATTCTTCTCTCGTTCATTATTCCTTGGTAAAATCCTATAGCCAAGTTCTTTCCTACTCCTAAGTCCCAGACCGTATGTACTTTTAGGGCGGCATCATAAGGAACCTCTTTTATTCTACCCTCATCCCTGGCTCTCTTTATTTCTTTGGCGTAATATGCTCCCTTAACCGAGGCCTCAAACGAACAATACCATTCCTGGTTAAACTCATCCTCGGTCATTAGTCCCTGTTCCACTAATCTCTTGTCGTCCTCCAATGCAATTCTTAAATTATCAATCGTTTCTCCAGTCTCCCCTCTCAGACTGTCATCTATTGTTTTAAAAACCACTGTCCATTCTGGATTATTCAATGCATTTTTATATATTCTATGAAACTCATTCTTTCCCTTAGGTGTCCCGAAGAATATCGCATATCCTAGATGATCGGCCAGACACTTGGATATAATCTCTGAAAATATGTTAGATGGCTGTTGAGGATATTCATCAAATCCCACTCCCCATAATGCTATTCCTCTTAAACTATCTGGATTATCAGAACCTGCTAGAAATAATCTTGAACCGTTGGGGTATTTTACAATCAGCTCTGATTCATTAAATTGCACTCCTGGAATATTACTAGCCATTTTTTTAGCCATATCCCAGGCGATTCTCTTAGCCTGTTTATAGGTCGGGGCAATAAAAGCAAACTGTGATTCCTTTATCCTGATACAATCTCTTTGCAAATGATTTAGAACTGCTGTCGTCTTTCCAGCTCTTCTGTGCAGAACTAGGATGATCCATCGAGTGATGGCTTCGTGGAGTTTTGTGGCCCATCTTCTCGGCTGGTAATCAATGACGACTTGTTTTCTTTCCATACAAATTCTATTGCCTTATCATTTTCATCCCCTCCTACTAAAGCTAACTTCTTCTTTAGCTCAAGCACATAATCCATAAACATCTCTTGAGATTTGTCATTTCCTTCTTCTGCCTTCTGTCCCATTTTGTCTAAAATATTTGGAGTGCGTCTTTTGGCTTGTCTAAAGCAAATATCTAAAATTATCTTCTGATTTTCTGGCTTGGCTAATGTATAAAAATAAGTACTCCTGGGTATTCCTAAATTCTTAATAAAGTCTTGCTGTAATTTCGGTTCTCTTAGCCTGTCCGGCGTGGCTTCATACTCAATCGCTTCTTCAACCCAATCCTTCTTCTCAGCCTTCTTATCTCCTTCTCCAACCACAACATCAGCATTTTCTCTGCTGTTATCTTCTCCTGAGGTGGTAGTTTCGATTTCATCAGGCATGTTTCATACTTATGCGGCGTCTTGGTTTTTAACCTTGCCGCATCCCTCTTGCTATTAAAGCGAAGAAGCCGCATAAAGAAAAAACACACCTAAATACGGGTGCGTTTATACTATTTCAGTGATTTGAGTCTATCACAGAATCTCTAATCGGTCAAGTCCTTCTTAATACCACTGTTTTTCTAGTGAATTTTATGTTATCCACAGCCTCCAGCCCTAAGTAATGAATATCCTCGCTTATCTGACATCCTGATATTTCTCCACATTTGAGGAATATTATGATCTTGCCAGATTTATTGTCTTCTTTGAACTCATTTAGTTTTCTTTGTATTTCTATTAGCTTATCTTCCATATTTTTTTAAATTTTTTCCATTTATAATCCTTATACCACATATGTAATTTTACTAGAGGCATAAATCCTATCCTGAAAGTTTTGTGATTACCGCAGTTTATGTCTATTCTCTTTCCTTCTCGGTAATAATAATGTTTCCCTCTCTTGTGTTTCCACATCCAATCCCAGAAGAATATCTGATAGTAACCCCAATTGTATTGAGTTATTTTCATCTGTATATCTAATCCTTAATAAACTCCCAAAGTTTCCTATACCACGGCAGATACTGGTAGAGTATTTCTTGATAACATCTTTCTATTAATTCAGCGTCAATTCCCTGAAACATCTCTTTTTTAAGAAAATCCACCACAGTTCTTGGCATCAGCTCTTTTTTGTCCTCTCCTCCCAAAAGAACATAATAAGGAACTGTCCCCTCTAAAACTCCAGGCTCGTACATTTCGTGGATATGGATTCCCCTCCATTTCTTACCTTCTAAAAGAGCGTGAAATCCGTCCATAGTTCTTCTAGTACCGTCTATTTTTTCTTTATGTAACCCTCTCTCTGAGTTTTCCAGAAACATACTTATGTCATCGTCAGTAATTTTTATATCTTGCATACATCTCGGGATAAAGTATTTTATAGATTCCAGGTCTAGTATTTGTCCTTTAGTCAGTTTCATATAATTTTCTTATGACCGCTCCTTACTTAATTTAATTAGCTTTTTAAATCACCATAATCATCAAATACTAAAAAATATGTTTTGTTAGAAGTTATAATGCATTTTCTATTGACCATTTTTTTTGATGGTTCTAGCCCAAATTTTCCCTTCCTGCTATGGAATAAACCGATAAATTTACCTTTATAAGGAGAAATAATTTTTAGTTGCTGTACAAACTTTGCTTTTTTGGTATTCATTCCTTTAAATTATCCTTTAATTAGGCTCTATCCATCCGTCTGGAATAGTTCCATAGTTTTTAATTAACTCCTTGTCTTCATTAGTAAGTTCTTTAGTGGGTTTTTCATAAATACCACATTCAACATAATCAAACCTTTCCCACGCTATCTCTTTCCAGCCCTTCGGCAGTTCGTGGTTCCAGTACTTCCTGCTGGCCATTAGGTATATTTTGCTCTTCATATTATTCTTTTAAATTATCCTTAGTTAGAAATTATAAATTCACTATCTTTCCATAAACAATATCATCTAACCATTTTTTAGGTAATCCAGCGTCTATGAAATCTATTTGGACAGCAAACTCAGTTAAGATTTCCTTCAATAATTTCTCGTCTATCTTTTTTTCTCCCTTAGCTTTTTTAAGTTTTTCTCCGCAATTTGGGCAATTCATATTATTCTTTTAAACTCTTACTACTTAAAAATACTCTATGACAGGGTATTCTTGAAATACTTACCAATTCCCCTTTCTTAGCATCATTTCCAGCAAAAAATAATTCCTTATGGTCATAAGAATAAGCTGGTCTACAATATTTTTTCCATAAAATAACACATATATCACCAATTTTAATATTTTTTTTAGCAATCAATTCCATATTATTCATCTAAACTTTCTTTACTTAAAAATAAAACTAAAACATAAACTCCTCCGAAAAATATCCCTTCTAAAAATATAAACCAAGTAGGATAAGAATAAGTAGTTCCTAAGATTATTCCAGCCCAGCCGAAATAAGCGACCGTGAGTAGGAGGAAAGCTCCTAATTGTCCAAGTTTTTCCCACAATTTAGGCTTACACTCTGGATTATTACAGGTTGCTAGACCATTGCCGCATTTACATTGCCATTCTTTTTTCATTTCTTTAATATATTAAGTTTATTATTAAGTTTTTCAACTGCGGCTTTATATCCACCTTCCCACTCCTCAGTCATTTCTTGCCAGGGCTTAACTCCTTCCATCTTTAGTTCATCTAAAAGAGTAGAGATTTCTTTACGAATGAAGTATTTTAATCCTTTTTTAGAAATTACGACACAATCAATATCCTTATTTTGTTCATATTCAACATCACCTTCTACATAAATAATCGTATCTTTTTCAAGTTTTTTATATGCTTCTTTTCTTCCTTCTTGTTTAGCTTCAGATATCTTTTGGCGGAAGAAATATTCTAATGCTGGTTGTAGCCCGGTTAGATTATCCTGGAAAGGTAATAGAATTATACTCAATTCTCTTTCCCAATCTTCTCTTTCTGCCTGGAAATCATTTAGTGTTTTTGTCATAGCTTTATCTTAAATTATTACAAGTTAAAATTATAGTCTTAGCATTTGAATATCCTCTAAATCGATTATGATAGTCTCTATGTTATCGCTTTTATTATTTTTACCAATCGGGTCATCTAAAACAAATTCCCTCAATTCTTCAATAGCACAAGCAATATAATCTTTAGCTTTTTCAATGTGTTTTTTATTATTTTTCATATTTGTGAAATAATAATTATTTACTAACAACTCTGATAAGGACAAGGGTTATGAGCTTAGAGGCGTCCCTCACATTCGCTACCTTGCGTTCCAACCAGGCGTATATATCCGCCACCTTATCAGATGTGTCAATGAACAATTATCTATCCTCCCTATTTGAAGGAGCTAATCACAAATATCTTCTTTTATTATCTCACTTTCCGCTATATCATATTCACAATCTGGACAAAGCCTTTCTATATTGAAATTCCTATCGTCCGATAAATCATCGTCAGCTTCATATTCTCTTTTACAGATGTCGCATAATGCTTTCATACAATTGTGTGAATTATAACATCCCCAATCCTCACCCAACTCTCTGATTGAGGAGCTAAATTTTTCCATTATCTTTATGACTTAGGGGGGTATTTTTTCGTTATTTTAACGGGCGGCAGGTATTTCTTATAAATAAACTCCATCATCTTTTGCAGATACATTCTATAAAGTTCATCTAATATTTTTTCCTTTTCCTTTTTTTTCATATCTTTATGACTTATTGAGGAGCTACTGCGTATATAATTATAGATAAGGTTAGAGAAATCATAATTTTATAACTTTTAGAGAAAAAGTATCTATTAGGTCATCTCCGCATAAGTCTCCAGTTTTTATTCTACATTTTGCAAAGGTCTTACTATCTGTCTTATATCCTAAAAACTTATATCCCCCATCTTCAGCATTTTCTTTCCAACTTTCTATCCAATCTTTAATATATTTCTTAGCTTCTTTTAGTGTTTTTCTCTCATTTTCATACTTTTCGATTTGTCCAGAAACACGCCAAGTTTCTTTAATTTTATATATCATATAATTATAGATAGAGTTATCATTTTAGTTCTTTAATCTCAACTTTTATAATTTTCCAGCCTTTTTCTAAATAAGGTTCTTTCGGTTTTTTGGTGCGAATAAATATCCCATTGTCGAGGTGGCAATCGCATATAACCGGTTTTTTATTTGCTTTTATTTTAAGCCATCCTACCATTTTTTTCATATAGATTTAGTTAAGTTGATTAAATAAATTCTTTAAACACTGCTTGAGCCGCTTCTTTCAATTTTTTGACCTTCCATTTCATCTGCGGATCATAATTAGATTCCACTTCTACTTTTTCATTCTGACTTTTAACTAGCTCTATCCAGTCGTGTAAGTCCATAACTATCAGCGATTCTACAAATTCTGGCTTCCTAGGATTTCTTAAACATAAGACGGCTGTATTACCAAACTCTTGTCTCTTGCATTGTTCCCACCAATCAATAAGTTTTATGGTCTTTTGATTTTTAGCTTCTATTTCTATATTGAAACTTGGTAATCTGACATCTTGCTTATCTAATCCGCTTCCACTTCCATAGGTTCTTTGAGCCTTGCTATCTAATTTTTCTCTTAAAACTTCAATAAGATGATTTTCAAATCTATTTCCTTTGTTTTTTTTGCTTCTTAGTTTCATTTAATAATCTTTGTCCATTAAGGATTCCAGTGAAGGAAATGGCGGAAAACTTACTTCACCCTTCGTCCTTTCAGAAATTATCCGGCTTAAGTTGTCGTAGATTAAATTTATCTCTTGGGTCTTGTCTAGTTTGGTAGTTGATTTCTTTCCGGTCAAAGCTTTTTGCAGAGGTCTCCAGAGGTATTTATAATATTTTGAAACTTTTTTGGCAATGTGGACAATTTATTGTTCCAAAATGTATTCCACCTTTACTTATTACCAATTCTAGATTTTCAATTCTATTATCATCTTTTACTCCGTTTCTGTGATGGACAATTTCCCACCTCTCCAAATATCTTCCTAGGTGTTTTTCCATAACAATGCGGTGTTCCATAACTCCTTTATTGCTTTTCCGACTTGGATGATCTGGAGAATAAATCTCAACGTATCCAATCCTTGTTATTCTTCTTCCACCTCTCCATCCAGGACACAACTTACCAACTCTTTTCTTTCCGAGTTCGCTAAACATTTGCTTAGTTTCTTTGGTGTGGTGTTTCCCTTTAAACGGGCTGGTGACTCCATACATTGGATTATTTTTACCAGACATCTTGATGCTTATTTTTCTTCTCGTTTCTTCGGAAACCTTTTTTGTTCTTCTATAAAATCCCTTTGGCATAAAACATTTTTAATTATCAATATCCATCATCCTTTCAATGCTTGGAAATGGAGGTATGTTTATTTCACCACCCGTCCTTTCAACAAGAATTCTATTCAAATTGTCATAAACAACATTTATATCGTTCTCTCTATTTAATTTTGTTGTGGACTTCTTTCCTAATAAAACCTGTTGTAATGGTTTCCACAAATAAGTCTTTATCGAGTAGGGAGTCCAGCTAATTTCTACTTCTTGGCGGATCAAGGTTCTCATATCCATCCCCTTTTCATTAAGTTCGTCTGCTAGTTGAGTAAAAAACAAGTGGAGAGCGGCGTTTTGATTGAGCGTCCTTATGGACTTGAGCGGTTTGCAGTCTTGTATTTTAAATATCTTTAGGGATTCCCTTGCTTGTTTCAATCCTTCTGCCAAAGTTTCAGCTTCGTTTTCAACAATAATCGTAACAACATACCTCCTAGAAATTTTCGATGGTTGGGATTTCATCTTGTTTCTTATAATCGTTACAGGTCAGGTAGGGGGCTTCTTTTCCTTGAAGTAAATCAAGCCGGACATAACCCTTGCTGTCGGATTCTTCTTTCTGCAACCAATCCATAAACTTAGCCTTGTCGATTGATACTGCCCCTAAAACAAATTCTGGGGCTTTGTCGTTTTTCTTAAAGATTCTTATTCCTTCTGGGTAGCGTTTTTTCATTTGATTTTATCTAATTCGTTAGCGATGTCTTTCTCTTGGTCAGACCTAGAGTCGGGCTGGACTATCTTAAACTTTTCTCCATTGTCTTTGTGTTCGGACCATTTCGGGCAAGTGTTAAATATAGTTCCATTGGGTCGTTTAGCCTTGATCGCCGTTTCCCCACAGATATTGCATATTCCCATCTTTTCAAGTTCACTTGGTTTCAATTCCTTTTCTTCCTCTTTGACCTTTTTGTTATATATGCCCATTTCTTCGTTTGAGGCTATATCAAGACCACCACTGATACCTATGCCCAAAAATGCCAATGCACGCCCTACAGACACCGTTTCGAGCTTCTCAAGAGCTTTCAGTTGGCTGGTAGTCCCAAAACTATGACCTGTGAAGTATCTGTTGGGGTTTTCAGTATCGGGAGTAACCTTTGCCCAAAAAACAACTGTCTTGCCCTCGTTGGTAATTGTGGGGTCTGTTTCAATCATACCCTTGGGGTATTGCTTGTGAAATTCCTCGACCCTAGTAACAACTTGGACATAATCCTTTCCCTGCAATTTTATTGTTTTTAGTTTAGCCATTTTATTTCCCTAAAAAATTATCCTTTGCCATATCCTCCATATCTCCCCGTTCTTCGCTGTGTTTATTAAACTGATATTCTTCCATATCTTCAGATTCTTTTTCCGGTTCATAATCGTGGGCGTCCATAGTTTCGTCAGGAGTTCCAAAACTAAGTTTAGATTTCTTGCTATCGGGATATTTATTTGGTCCTAATGCTTCTTCTAGCATTTTATGAGTCTTAATCTGGTAATTAAGGATAGCGTCTGTTTTTCGCTGGTCCTCTTTCCATTCTTCTGACTCAAAGATGTTTCCTTCCATTTGTTTAATTTATAAATTAGCTAAATATTGTCCCGTTCTGTAACAAGTCCACCTTCCCCAACCACCTTTATCATATATTTCTTTGGCCACCTTGACATTAAATTCTGGGTCTTGAAGTTGCTCGGTAGTATAGTCGTGATAAATCTGTGAGATTTGGAACAGTCCGACTGAGGGCTTGGAAAGATGAGTATCTCCGATTCTATCAGCGATAAGAGAGCTTTCACATTTCGCAACCGCTAAGGCTGTAGGAGTATCATCTCCGAAGTAGAGAGCTACTAGATCCGTTATACCCTCCCTTGAGGATATAGTTTTTGAATCTTTCGGCAACGACCCAGTATCTTGCGATACCACTTCGCCCACTTGTGGCTCTACTTCTGCCTCGACTGTATGTATTCTTAATGTATATCTATAGCCCTCGTTAGCCCAATTGTAATAGGGGACACCGACTAGATAAAGATATGTTCCGGTTGCTCCTATCACTAGGCATACTAGGCCTAAAAAAAATCTTGATTGTTTAAATGTACTTAACTTACTGACTATCCACTTTTTGATACGCATTGAGTTTTTTTACCAACAACTCACCCGATTGCTTTAATTATTATCTTTTACTTTTATCTTAATTATCCTTTTGGCTTTCTTTCTCCAGTTAAGGAGTTTCTTTACCTGTTTCAACGACCAATCCTTATAATACTTAGGGTCTTCATTCGCGATTAGTAATAGGATTTCTTTATTCATTGTTTTATTGGGTTATGTATCTAGTCTAGCATACTATTTGGATTCCGTCAATAGCTGTTTCTTTTCTTTTGCCGCCTTTACTATCTGCTCTACCCTTTGTCTGGTGATTCCGTATTTCTCCCCGATCCTTTTATAAGACCAGCCTTTGACTTTCAGCTCCCACATCTTAAGGTTTCTTTTTTCAGTTGATTTTAAGTATTCTTTGTAGTTCATTTTCTTTAAATTTATATGGTTTATAAGCGTAACTGTTTTTTAGACCTACCTTTGCCCGACTTGTGGGGTTCATTTCTGTAGGACGGGTCAAAATGAGCAAAAAACTCCGCATGGATAATTTTTAGGATTGTTTTTGGAACGCACTTTTGGCTAAACGGGATTTTATAGCTTCTTTCTCTTTTTCGGGCTTATTATCCCAAGCCATTTTCCGAGAGTATTCAGTATCAGTCAGACCAATCTTTGGCAGACCATGCTTTTTACCGATTCTCATCCGAATACTTTTAGCCACTCCACACTTTTCTTCACCCTCGATATGGTTTCGGAGTTTGACATCCACATCCAAAGGACACTTATTGGCATTGCAGAAACTAAAGCGTGGGCAGTCCTCCATTATTTTTTGTTTGGTTCTTTCGTCCATATAACTAATACTAGCATACTATCCTTTTTATTGCAAGTCCCCTTTCATTGGCTCAATATCCTGGGTAACTCAATGTCTAACCGGCACTCCTCTTTTTTAAAACTTCCAGAAGGTCTCCAGTCCCTAGCCTTCTCTTCTCCGATTTCGTCGATTTTCAGCAGGTCTCTTAAATAACGATCAAAACTAATTATATCTCGGATAGTTTCAGGGTCTAAGCTGAAATAGTCAGCCATAGCCTCATAGCGCATCTTTCTATGATTATATCCTTTTAAGTCACAGAAGTTTTTACAAGTTTCGTATTTCATCTTCGTCTTAGTTTAGTCAATTTAAAATCTATCCATTTCGCACTTGCCTTGTAATTATCTAATCCAGAGTTTTTTCTGAAGTCCCAGTAGTTGTCGTAATTCTCAGGAAGGGTCTTGTCGAAGTCTATCCCGTTATCAATTAGGGTCTGTTCTTTGATTAACTCTGCGTAGCGTTCGTTTTGTTCATTAAGCATAAGTTTCTGTACTCATAGAATAAGAATTTATAAGGTATCGAGAGTACTCTCTCATAAATATCTTTTCAGCAGTTAAGAGTTTCTTAGCGGATAGGGTAAAGGTTTTCTTAGTCCCGTCGTTATAAGTTACTGTGATAAGATATTTAGTCATACTATTTCAGCTAGTCTTTTTTCTGCCATCTCCAATAATTTTTTGGGAGCCTCTGTTCCTTTATATTTGTCTGATTCAATATAATTCTTGAGTCCTTTTATAATTCCCTTAACAGCCCCTGCTCTTGAGATAGAAATTACCCCATCAAATCCCAGTGCGGGAAGCTCCCTGTATCTGTCCATCGGGATTGGTTTTCTATTTGGGAAGGTCTCATAGTATTTTCCGATTGACATAATTTCTGAGATACTTCTGACTGGGATAATAGACCCCTCTAATTCTATACTCTCATCAAGGCTCTTGGGTCGCAGGGCTTCCTCTTGATCGGCGGTGAGGAGGTAGTGCGCTCCTGAGTAGGTTATTATGGCGTGGGTAATCATAGTTTTGTTATTTTACGTTGATTATCTTTTTTTTGTTTATAGTGGTTATTGATATGGGCCAGGTTGTTTTCCATCTCTAGGGGGGTGATAGACTTCCCTTTGGCGTAGCGGTCTTCGTTCATTATCGCCAGATATTTAATCAGGCCGGACACATTGCTCTCTCCGTATTTTTTTACAAGGCGCTCCAGGGCGGAACGCTGGGTCTTGTTTTTGTAGAACTTCTCGTAAGATGGATTTACAGGTTCAAATAATTTTATAAGAGTATTTATAGGAATCTTCTCTGCGACCTCTAGGTCGCTAGTATTCTTTACTTTACTTTTATTTACTTTACTATGTGGCATTTCTCTGGTAGAAACTGGTGTTTCTGTAGTAGAAACTACCTTTTCGGCATATTTATCACGCAGATACTCTCTTTTTTCTATTAAAGGAGTTAATCTTTCAATCAAGTTGGTAGAGAAATAAGTATCCTTGTCATTCTTAATAAGCTCCAATTTTATAAAATAATCCATCATATTTTCTAGTCTCTCAACTTCTATTCCAAAGTCGGAAGATAAAATCTCCCAGTCGATTTCATTAGATAGTTTAATTTTAAAGTTGTCACACTCGGACAAGGTTTCTAAGAGCATATTAAATACTGCATATCCTTCTAGTCCGAAAGTATTTCTGATCGCTTTTATTTTTCTATGATTTCTCATATTGTTGTCGTGGCTGAAATAATCAGCATTGTTTTTTCGAGGCCGTGCCATATTTTTGAACACTTAAAAACCCCAACAAGCTGAGGGGCCTCGCAAAAGGCGACTTATTGGGGTATGTGAGTATTCAAATTGTTCTGCGATATTTCTCATATAACCCATTATTGCACGAACCCAGGAAAAAGTCAAGCACCTATTTAAAAGTTACCCACTCCTAGCCTTATCCCTTATTATAAAGTGCAATGTTAGGTGACACTTGTGACATAGAGTTATAAGGTTCTCTTTCTCTTTTTCATAATTATCGTACTGTCTTGTTTTATCTTTATCACAGTCTTTATGGTGAACATCAAATCTCCTCGATCCTTTTTCCCATACTTTCCCGCAAGACTGACAGGTATAATCGTCCCTAGCTCTTACCATCTCTCTGGTATATTCTCTTCCCTCTAGTCCCCTAGAAACATCCCTACAGATTTCCTTATTATGATTTAAATTTTCGCTGACCTTCTCTAAAATAGCCTTTTTCCTCAATCCTATAATTCTGTTCTTTTCTGCTCGTGTTTTCATCCTTTCTTCTTTTCGTAGATAACTTTCATCTAGCTTTTTAAAAGAGAACGGACTTTTGTACCCTGTTAATAGCTGGTGAACACGTTGCCTAGAAATACCAAGAATACTTCCTATACTTTTATAACTATAACGCTTATCTCTAAGAGATTGTATTATTGCTTTTCTATCCATGTGTCTATCATACAGGATACTTGAAATTTGTCAAGTCCCCACACATAAAAAAGACCCCCAGAGTGAGGGTCTTTGGATTTTCTAAGGGCATGAAGCCCTTAATCAGTCGTATTAAAACGAAAGCTGATCTCTATTTGTTCAGAAACTTGGTGTACTCACTGAGTAAAAGTCCCAGCAGTACGACATAAATCGGAGATACTGTTATTGTGCCGTCTGTAAACATCGTCAGCAATCCGCTAAGAATGAAAGCTACGGCTTGTCCTCCACCTCTCCACAAAAGAGAATAAAGGCGTTTTTTTACTTGGTCGTTCATTATTTAAAATTAAGTTTATTAGCTAACCAATCTATAAATCTATCCACCCACTTTTGGATAACTCCTAAATCAGGTTCAGGAGTCGTTATTTGTCCGTCTTCCTGCATTATGGGTTGGCTGTTATCTACTGGAACGCTCTGTGGGGTCGCTGGAGACACTACAATAGGCGCTGTGGGCTGTTTGGGGTCAGAAGATACATCAGGTGCCACTTCGGGTTTTGGGACGCTTACAGGCTCAATTTCGACTTCTTTTACAATCTCTTTAATTACTATTAGTTTTCCCCAGCCTCCGTTGGTTCCGGTTCCGTCATAGCAATAAACTACTTCTCCGTCGAAAGGAGAATATATAGGATCTCCGAAGTCTGAATTACCTGCTCCCTTTCCGTTCCAATCTTCGCCTGGGTGATAGCAGTACCTCGTTCCGTATTTAGCATAGTCTAAATATCCCCAGCCCATATGGTCGTATTCTGGGAAACTTATCTTTCTAAAGGGCTTAGGGTCGGCATAGGCTTTTTTGACCATATCTCTAGTCATACTGAAAACATAGGCCGTCCATTGAGGCATTACACTCTTAGGAAAATCTACGTGCAGATGGCTAGCATTTTTATATTGCCTATTGCCGTCTCCTATCGTGCAAATCTTCTGACCCTTTTTAACAAAGTCTCCTTTCTTAAAAAAGAGTTGGTTACAATGTCCTAGTCTGCAAAAAATACTCATAAAATTTTTCTAAATTAAATAATCCATACACGTGTAATTGCGTATATCCATTAGCGATAACTGTTACCATTTTAAACTTACAGTCCTCCCCGATAGCCCGTTGGGATAGAAATGTTCTTACTAGAACCCTGGGCGTTGTACGGACGGACTTCGATATTGGCGATGGCGATTGAGATGTATCTGACACTTAAATACAGGACGATAAGCAATCCTATTAAAAATAAGATGACCTTCGTCCAAAATAATTTAGTACTGATAAGTTGTAAATAATTATTATTTCGTCTGGCCGATAATCTTCGGTTAAGAAGTTGTTAGGTCAGATATAATATTTGATTCTCTATATGCTTTCAGTATAGCTAAATAATTTATACAATCAAGGATAGTGTCTTCTAAACTCTCGTCTTTTACGGAAGCCTCCTTATTTAGAAGGTTTGAGATTCTTGAAATCTTATCCAATACCCTTACTAAAATAGCTCTGTCTATATTTATACCAGCTATTTGAGCAGATTCAAAGTTCTTAAAAGGGTTATCAGAATTAGCATAATCTGAGTTCTTGATCTTGATTATCTCCACTCCTGTCTTATAGGTATTCTCTATGGATTCTATAAATTGTTGTTGATTCATAAGTTAAAGGGGGGGAGGAGTTCCACCTCCCCAAGTCTTAGAAAAATGGTATGAAAGCCGGTTTAAAGGCGACCAGGCTTTTTTTTCTGTCTTTCGATACTCGGGCGCTGACGATCCAGCCTCCGATAATGGGATTTATCCCTTTGCGCATAAGAAAAGTTGACTGACTCTCGAAACACCCACAGTTGATGATATGGATATTCCGATAAAAGAAGTAGTGGGCCGTATGCCAATGGCCAAACAAAAGGATGTGAGGCTTGGAACCGGAAGGAATCTGCTCGGCTATCTTCTGGGCCTTGTAAGAAAGAGCATAGGCTCCTCCGCCGTCGGGATGAGAGAGACGGACTTTGATTCCGTCGATAATCACATCTCCTTGGTACTGGCCGAGATAAATCATATCTTTCCGTTCCTTGACAATGATGTCACCAATATCAACTCCTGACTTATTCCACCAAGACAAATCATGGTTGCCCGTAATGAAGTAAGTCGTTATCCCCTTTACTTTGGGATAGTTGTTGATGACATACTGTGCTTGGTTCTTGGCCCCGAAGGTGTGGACTTCGTTTTCCTGCCCCCGATAGATTCCCCACCCCGCTACTAAATCCCCGCTGTTGAAGACAATCTTGATGCCTTCTTTGCGGCAGATGTCGTAGAAAGTGTGGAGTTCGTCCATCTTTTCATGGATGGAGCAGAAGTGATTGTCAGCCATTGTTGCGAATCTGAAGTGTTGGTCCGTCATCTGATAATCCAGAATTTTCGGCCTAGCCTTCTTACCATTGGTAATCCTCTTTAACTGGACATCAGAGATGCCCAACTCCTTGAGAGTCTTCATGGCTTTTCTCCTTTAATTATTAACTTTTAAGGAACTATTGTCCCCTCTTCTAGCCGTAATCTTTATGACTATGAGAGGGGGGGAGAGTTTTTAGGCTCTCCCTGATTTGGAGACATGTTAGTCTCCTAGCGCGACAGTTGCCATAAACAACTCGTGGGTTGCTTTCTGGAGAAACTCCGCAGCTTTACGACAGGAATCTGCCGTGGGGAAATTGGGATGATGGTCGTTAGCCTTGGCTTTAACACAAAGCTCGACAATCAGATCCTCAAGTCCCCGCTTCTTGCGTTCAATCTTGGTACGGATGTCTTTCATGTTACCTCCTGACTAAATTTTTACAACCCCGTACTAATTCTCCTCCTTCCCGCCAAGTTTGTTTCTGGCAATGGGCCAGTTTCTTTTCGGAGAGGAATTTTCGGTGCTTCCGGCACCAGAAGGCTAGATGATGGTCTTCACCTCTTCGATATGGAGTTCCCAAAAGCCGTTTTTGATGACTTCGTAAATCCGCCATTTGGAAGCTCCTTTTTTAGCTTCTTTTTCACAGTGTTCCGGGGTCGCCAGTGTCCTTAATATTTCCCGTTCGTGTTCAGGAGCTTTGCTCCAGATTTCGAGGGGAACTTGCAGGACAAGAACCAACAGCCAAAGAGCCAAATGTCTCATATTAACCTCCTAAAGAACTATGTATCTTTTATCAATAAATAAATGAGGGCGGTAACTACGACTGTTAAAATTACACCTGCCGCCCCGTAAACCAACTTGCGAACAGGGGAAAATACATCATA